GGCAGACGCCAAGGAGGCTTCTAGTCTCCTTCAGTCTGCCTCACTCGGGCGGTCTATTGCGCCCAGCATTCCACTCCACGTCACGGTTGTCTACTGCTGCGTTATCGCAGTAGTGGGCGGTTGCGCCATAGTGCTTCCCGACCACATTGCCCATGTGATTGCTCTCCCGCGCTCTGCAGAACGGGTCTTGAGCATTGCCTTGGCCGCGTTGGCATTGTGGTTGTGGCGCAACATGCCACGTCCCAGTGCCCCCTACGTCTTCCCCGACGTGGGGGCAGCTGTGACTAGCCTTGCCCATAAGCATAACGTCCATGTTGAGCTGCTCGCATTCGTCCTTCAGCGTGCGGCCTGGCGTGAAAGGAACACGCACACCCCACAAGAGCTGCAGTATCAGGCCAATCGGTGGGTCGTGGACAAGAAATTTGGCTGGTCGGAGTTGGAGCAGGCGGATCAGGTGCTAAGGGCTGTCGCGATTGCCATGGTTGACAACCCGTTCGAGGACGCTGCTTTCGGTATGTGGGCGCATGCCGATAGCAACCGCTCGATTCTAGCACGCACAGCTTGGGCGCGCACAGGAGTTTTGCCCACCATCATGGGGTGGTGGGGGCGTGCGCGTTCAATTCCGTCGAAGTGACGTGGCCCTGTCACCACCCCAGCCCTCTGTGCGGGCCAGAAGGAGTTAAAACCTCTGGCTAAGGGCTGCGCTATAATTAGCGAGGGGAGTGATAGGGATAGGGACCCCCACCAGCGCACTTGGGTGCGCATCGCCCGCCTGGTGGGGGACCGCACATGGTTGCCATTTGCTCACCACAATTGCAGATGCAACCAGCTCATCGCCCTGCGCAACAGGGTGTTGGGCGAAGTACCACGGCCAACCCATGAAGGCCTGGTTTTACTTCGCGACCAGGCGAAGCGTATCCGGAGGTTGTTGCCCAAAGTTGGCCCAATCGATCTGCATGAAGTCGCCCTCCATTACGGCGGTGGCAAGCGTGCGCGCTATGAGCGCGCCGCTGCAGACGTGTTGGCTAACGGCTTAACGCCCCGAGACGCAAGGATCACCTGTTTCGTGAAGTTTGAGAAGCTCAATTCGGAGAGCAAGACCAACCCTGATCCCCGCGCCATACAGTTTCGTGACCCACGTTACGGAGTCTCTTTGGCGCGGTTCCTGAAACCCATGGAGCCACACCTTTACCAGTTGTGCGGTGACGGCAGGACGCTGCCGTCTACCCGCGTGATTGGGAAGGGCTTGTCCCAGGTTGAGCGCGCAATGTTGCTGCGCGCCAAGATGGCTTCTTTTGCCAGCCCCGTTGTTGTTTCGCTTGATGCCTCCCGCTTCGATCAGCACGTGGATATCCACTTGCTTCGTATCGAACATTCCTTTTATAGGCATATGGCGTCCAATGCCCCGGAGCTGTCCAGGCTATTGTCCTGGCAGTTGTACAACCGTGGCAGCACCCATTCGGGTGTTCAGTATCGGACGCGCGGCAAGCGTATGTCAGGCGACATGAACACGGCCCTGGGAAACTGCATTTTGATGGTCCTTATGGTGTCAACCTTTATGCGTGGGCACCGGTACGACATCCTTGATGATGGCGATGATTGTCTGCTCATTTGTGAGAGCGGACTCTTGCCCTGGGTCTTGGAGAATGTGCAGGATACATTTCTGCAGTTTGGCATGGAGATCAAGGTAGAGAAGGTCGCACACACTCGAAGAGGTGGAGTGGTGTCAGTCGCACCCCGTTGCGTACGCGCCGGGGCTTTATAAGTTCGTTCGAGACCCCTTCAAGGTCTTGTCCACTGCTTTGGGTGGTGCCAAGTATGTGGACAGTGCCCGGGCTCGGAGGAAGCTCGTTAACACCGTCGGCATGGCGGAGCTCGCCCTTAATTTGGGCGTACCGGTTTTGCAGGAGTTTGCCCTTGCGCTTATGCGCAATGCCTGCACCACCGAGTTTATCGAGTTGCAAGAAGCTGACCCAATGTACTACCGAGTTGCTCGTGAGCTGCAGCATTTGGGGCTGCGTCAGCTCACCCGACTAGAGCCCAAACCCATTGGTGGCGCCGCGCGTGAGTCTTTCATGCGTGCCTTCGGCGTGACGCCTAGCCAGCAATGTGAATGGGAAGAGTTTCTCCGCACGTGGACTTTCAGTCTCTCTGGGGCTGAGCGGATGTTGCCTGAGATCAACGTTGAGAGGTG